ATCAAGGAAAAAGCTGAAGCTGTTAACACGGACCAAAACAAGGCTGTTGAGGATGATCAGGATTTTGAGGCCGCATTCGCTGAATTTAGCGGTTCAGATAATGCCGCCGAGAAGGACGCTATCCCCGCAAAAGATAATACTGATAGCAATGCTGATCAGGATAAGCCTGTTGTTGCCGCCGTTCCTGCTAAAGATGACCTTGATAAAACTGTTGGCACTCAGCAGGATACTGATTGGAAGGCCGAAGCCGAAAAACTAAGGGCCGAGAACGATCAATTGCAGCATCGCACCCGATCCGATTCCGGGAGAATTTCTTCTTTCCAGAAGGAACTTGATACCTACAAAGAGAAGGAAAAGGCCGCCGCCGATCAGGCCGCTGCCGCCAAGACCGCCGCCGAAGAAAATGATCCGGAGCTTTCCACGTTTGATGAAGAGTTTCCCGATATTTCAAAGCCGGTCAAAAAGCTTTTGGAAAAGAGCCGAGAACAGACAAGGGGCCTTCAGGACAAGATTACTAATCTTGAAAAGGACGCCCAGGAGACCGCCGCCGAAAAGCGATACAGCCAGATGGATTCTAATCATAGCGATTGGCGTTCCGTTGTGCAGACCCCCGAATATCGGAATTGGGTTAATGCGCAGCCGGACTTTATTCAAGAAGTCGTTATGAGCAATGCCGAAAGGCTCGTTGACGCTAACCGGGCGTCCGCAGTTCTTACTCTTTTCAAAGAACACCAAGCTACAAAAAAACCGTCTTCCGAGAGCGACGTTGAGAAGGATCCGGCAGAGAGCGCCGCCGATCTGGACAGCGATCGACAGCAAGACAAGTCCCAAAAACTGGCAGAAAAAAGACAGCGACAACTGGATTCATCGGCAACCGTTTCGGGTGGGCGTGGTGCCACATCCGGGCCGCCGGAGGATTTTGAAGCCGCTTTCAATTTCTACGCCAAGCAGAAGTAAGTGAGATAGTAAAATGGCTATAACTAATTATGGCGATATCAGCCAGCGTACCGCTGCGTGGGCAGCCAAGGTTGCGCTTGAACATGCGGAGCCGGTCATTGTCCTCGGGAAATTTGGCGAGTCCAAACCTATCCCGAAAAATACGGCGGATGGGGCCAAGTGGCGCCGGCCGATTCCGTTCGGGGCCGCAACCGTTCCCCTGCAGGAAGGCGTAACCCCGTCTTCGCAGAAAATGGCGTATGAGGACGTTAATGCGACCCTCAAGCAGTATGGCAAGCCGATTGAAATCACGGACAAGGTGAATGACACGTCGGAAGATCCTGTTTTGAAGGATGCCATCATGCTGGCGGGCGAGCAAGCCGCGCTGACCATGGAAATGATCACGTATGGCGTCCTCAAGGGCGGCACGAACGTTTTCTATGCCAACGGTTCTGGTCCCAGCAGTGTCAACACAAAGATTTCGCTTACCAAGCAGCGGGCTGTTACCCGGGCGCTGAAGGCGAACAAGGCCATGAAGCTGACCAAGATCCTGTCCGGGTCCGTCATGTACGATACTCACCCGATTGAGGCATCATACATCGCTTTGGCTCATACGGACGTTGAAGCCGACATCCGGACCATGGCTGGCTTTATCCCTGTTGCGCAGTATGGTAGCCGCCAGCCTGTGGCCCCGGAGGAAATCGGCACGGTTGAGGACGTTCGTTATGTCCTTTCGCCGGAGCTTGAGCCAAATCTCGCAACCGGCTCCACCACGCTGAACGGCATGGTTGCGCTGGATGCGACAAATGTCGATGTGTATCCCGTCCTTTTCCTTGGTCGGAATGCCTTCGGTAATGTGCCGCTGAAAGGTGCAAATGCCATGACGCCCCGGGTTATCAATCCTGACACGATTGATAAATCCGATCCGCTTGGGCAGCGCGGCTTTGTCTCCTGGAAGGCTTACTACACCGCCGTGATTTTGAACCAGGCATGGATGGCCCGTCTTGAAGTGGCTGTCACTGACCTCTAAAATCTTGGTTATTTTTAATGCAGGGGCGTCCTTCGGGGCGCCCTTTCTATTTAGGAGATAGATAAATGAAAGACGTTAAAATTGGTACCGTTGAAGGTACCGGAGCTGCGATCACTGTCCCGCTTGGATGGATCCCTGATTATGTGGAAATCATCAATATTGATAGTGCCGCAGGCTTTGAAAAAGGCGAATGGATTGCCGGTATGGCTGATCCTTCCGCTTACAAGACGGTCGCCGCTGGCACCCGGACGAAACTCACGACTGCCGGCATCGGAATGTATGCCGGGTCAAGCACGGTCGCCCCGGGCTTTACGATCGGTACAGACGCGGATTTGAATGCCAATGGCGAGACTATCGCTTATCGGGCGATCCGCAACTAACAAAAGCCTTCCTGTTTATTTTAACAAGAGTGATCCGCTTCGGCCGGTCACTCTTTTTTTGAGGTTTGCTATGACGAAAAAGAAAATCGAAGTGAAAAAGCCCGCTGCGGCTCCGGCTGCAAAGCCTGTTGCGGTCGCAAAAAACCCTCCGGGCCCCGCAAAAGCTAAAACCGTTAAGGTGTTGATCACCAGCGCTGCAGAAAGCCGGGAAGTCCCTGTGTCGTTGAACGGCAGAATGACAAAAATCCCTGTTGGAGTGGAGACTGAAATCCCCGCCAATCTCATTGGGGTTTTAGACGCTTCCGACTGTTCGTATGAATTGGTAGGGAATTAACATGAGCAACAAAATCGAGTATGTCGAAGTAAGCGTTGCTGACCTTACCCGCGAGCAACTGCATTACCTTTTGAATGTGACATATCAAATTCCGGATATCGCCGCGGACGAGTCTATGGATGCCCTGCACGCACATTTGCTGCGAATTACGGGCCCAATCTCAAAAATCAAGGCGCCGGACTTGTCGGGCGATATTCCTGTAAGCGCGGAATCATATACTCCCGCGCCCCCGCCGTTTGCCAAGTCAACCAAACAAACATCCCGGAATGATCCAAAGGTGACGATCAATATATCCTTGCAGCCCGAGCAGGGTGGCGACCGGCCTGTTGAGGTTGGTGTAAACGGATCCATGATGATGCTGCCGCGGGGCGAGGATATTGATGTTCCTCTGCGATATGTGATCGCGTTGAAGAACGCGAAAACCACGCAATATTCCCGCAACCCCCAAACAGGGGATTTGACCGCGGGGGATGTGCAGTTGCACCCCTTTAATGTGGTTAAGGGCGGCGAGCATTTGACCAAAGAAGGTATTCTTCGCTGGTCGCAATCACAAGATATGCAGGCTGCCTAATGTCTACATTCCTTGAACTATGTCAGGACACCGCGAGGGAATCCGGTACAGTTCAGGGCGTCCAACCTGCGTCAGTCTTGTCGCAAACGGGGCGTCTTGCCAAGATCGTCTATTGGGTAAAGCGGTCTTGGCGTGACATCCAGCGGTCCCGTTCTGAGTGGCTTTGGATGCGGGCGGAATTCAGCGTTGCCGTCACTTCCGGTACGCAGCGATATACTTCGGCTTCATTCGGGCTGACACGTTTGTCAAAATGGATAACGGATCAGGGCAGCACAACGATTTACAAAACCTCCCTCGGGTCTGTTGACGAAACGGATATCTTTTTTATCGACTGGCAGGACTGGCGTCGGCGGTATGGCCGCGGTGTTCAGGTCGCTAATCGTCCTGTCCATTATTCAATAACTCCTGCGAATGAAATTGTTTTCGGGCCGAATCCTGACGCGTCCTACACGGTGCGGGGGGAATATATGAAATCCCCTCAATCCCTTGCCGCAAATGCCGACGTTCCCGAAATGCCGGCCAAGTACCATGACCTGATTGTATATAAGGCCCTCGAAAATCTGAATATCCATGACGAGGCAATTTTGAACATTAAAACATCGATGGACAAATATGATGAACTTGTCGGGAATCTTGAGCGCGAACAGCTTGAAACAATGGTTATTGGCTCAAGGGCTCTTGCGTAATGGCCGAGCCGAGAACTCATACATTTATTTTCAAGGGCGGCCTTGATGTCGTCACGCAGGCGTTGGTTAAAAAGGAATCCACCTGCATCTCTGCCGAAAATTATGAACCTGTTCCAAACGGGTATCGCCGAATTTATGGGCATGAGCGGTTTGATGGGCACCCGCAGCCGCATTTAGCAAAATATTACTATCTGACATTTGACGCAGGCCAAGCAGCAATTTCGGAAGGTGACGCTGTTGTGGGCGGAACTTCGAATGCAACAGGGGTGGCGCTGATTGATGCGGTCATCGAAAGCGGCTCCTACGGCGGATCCGATGCAGCCGGGTACTTGGTTCTAAGAAATGTTGTCGGGACTTTTTCGGATAACGAGGCTTTGGAGGTTTCCGCCTCTGCCAAGATGGTGTTGAACGGAGTTTTGACGGAGGCTTCCGCCCCGAACGATACTCTCGCATCTGATTGGATGGTCGCCGCGATCGAGGCGGCAAGAGACGATATTTCGGAAGTCCCCGGATCCGGACGGCTTCGCGGCGCTTGGCGGTATAATAATACCGTTTATGCTTTCCGGGACAATATCGGCGGGACGGCCTGCGATATGTATAAATCCTCATCTTCCGGATGGGCGTTGATCAACAAAGGAAAAACGCTAGATTTCACGGCTGGCAGAGTGACGGCCTTCCTTGAAGGCGAGACTGTAACCGGCGGGACATCAAGCGCGACGGGAACGGTAAAAAGGGTTGTCGTCCAAAGCGGGTCTTTCTCGACAAGTGACGCGGCCGGGTATTTGGTTATTCAGTCTGATACGGGAACGTTCCAGGCCGCGGAGACGATCACAACCGACGGCGGCGGGTCAGGCACTTGCAGCGGGGCAGCCGCAGCGACATCACTTGAGCCCGGCGGGCGGTTTCAGTTTATCACTGATAATTTCTACGGGAATTCTTCGTCCAAGCGCATGTATGGCGTGGACGGCGTTTCAAAAGCCTTTGAATTCGATGGGACGACCTTTACGCCAATTCGAACAGGCATGACGACCGACACACCAAGGCATATCGCGGCCTTTAAAAAGCATTTGTTTCTGGCATTCCCCGGCGGCTCTCTGCAGCATAGCGCCATTGGATCCCCGCTTGAATGGTCTGTTGTCTTGGGAGCCGCCGAATTGGGCGTTGGTAGCGACATAACGGGAATCCTCCCTGATATTTCCGGTGTTATGGCGGTTTACTCGAAAAGCAAAATACATATTCTTTATGGGAGCAGTTCAGCCGATTGGAACTTGAAGGGATTGAGTGGCAGGGCCGGAGCGTTTGAATGGGCCGCGCAGGAAATTGCCGGGCAGGCTATCCATGTGGATATCAATGGCGTCGGGTCCCTTGAGACTGTGCAAAATTTCGGCGATTTTCAAATCGGTAAGTTTTCCAAAAAAGTGGACCCTTGGTTTTTGTCGAAACGGGCTGCCGCTGAATCCATTACCGCGACAACGCGCATAAAATCAACGAACCAGTACCGGATATTTTATTCTGGCGGCACAGGAATGGTCATGGATATGAGTTCCGGCCTGCCGCAATTTCTGCCGATCTCCTACGGCAAGACGATTTATTACGCAGGCGTTACCGAGGACGATGACGGCGAGGAATGGATTTTGTTCGGGTCTGACGATGGATACGTTTATCGGGACGGCGCGGGGAATAATTTCGACGGAGAAAGCATTACCGCTTTTGTCCGATTTGCCTTCACACATTTCGGATCCCCGCAGCAAAACAAAAGATATATCGACATGCTTCTGGAAATGGAGGCATCGCCAAATACCGTTTTGTCAATCGCATCTGAATATGACTACGGGTCAACCGAGTTGCCGGCTCAAATGAGTACGGAATATAATGTTGTTGGCGGCGGTGGTTTTTGGGACGAGGCATTCTGGAATGAGTTTTATTGGTCTACGCAGCTTGAAGGAATAGCACGCGCTGATCTTGAGGGTATCGGCAAGAACATCGGCATCGTTGTTGCGTCTGACCTTACCTATGAGCCGCCACATACCTTGCATGGCGCCACACTTTCTTACACATTTCGAGGTCGGGCAAAATGACAAACAGCTATTACAATGCAACTGAATTAGCTGCAAAGCATACTTTGGCTCGGGCCGAAGCTGTCAATAACCTGGCGGTAGCGGTTGAGGCCGGCTTCGCAAAACTGCCGACAGAAGAGGAAATGAAGAAGGGCGCCATTTCAGCGGCCGCAGATACCGGATCCGCGAATGTTTATGTCCTCGCCCTTCCTTATACGATCACGTCCTACGAGATGTTCCAGCAGGTTATTTTCAAAGCCGCGACATCCAATACCGGCGCCAGTACATTGAATGTAGACGGCATCGGCGCGACGGTGATCAAGCGGGTTGACGGCAACGACCTGGTGGCGAATGATATCGTTGTAAATGGCGTTATCGAGGTCCGCTATAATGGCACCAATTGGGTGCTTATGTCGCAAACGTACGGCGAAGAAACCAGCGCGGCTTTATCTGCCGCTGCTGCCTCAAATTCGGCTGACGCTGCCGCCGCCTCTGCCGTAACCGCCGCATCTGAGGCGGATGCTGCGGCTGCTTCCGCTGCGGCTTTGGGCTCCTTGACGAAAAGCGATGTCGGGCTTGGAAATGTTGACAACACATCTGACGCGAATAAACCTATCTCCAGCGCGACAGCCACGGCTTTGTCCGGCAAGGCCGCTACTTCGCATGCCCATATAATCGGCAATGTGACCGGGCTACAAACGGCACTGGACGGCAAAGCATTGGCGTCCCATACCCACATCATCGGCGATGTAACCGGCCTGCAGGACGCATTGGACGGCAAGGCCGCCAGTTCGCATGCGCACTCAATAGCGAATGTGACGGGGCTTCAGGCTGCGTTGGACGCGGTTGAGCAAGGCGGATCACTTAAAAAGCTTGCGACCCAAACAGCGACCGGCTTAGAGACTGAACTTGATTTCACAATTCCATCATGGGCAAAACGCGTCACTGTTACGATATCGGCGCTAAAAACTAACGGGACCAATAATACGATTGTGCAGCTTGGCGATTCCGGCGGCATTGAGGCAACCGGATATTTCGGGTCTGTCCTCCGTTCATTTGGGACGAATGTGGGCAACGCGGCGATAACAGACGGG